CACAATAAGACAACTGTAAAACCACGATACAATGCCTATATATATTCTGAACGGTAAGAACTACACGATTCCTGACAACCTTGCCGACAAGTTTGAGAACGAGAACCCTGGAGCCACGGTGAAGGTGATGGGTGGCGGTAATACTATTGACATTCCTGTGGCGAAGAAGCAGGAGTTCTTTGATGCCTTCAAGGATGCGGCGTATCAGAGCGCTCAGCCAAGTACGGCTGCGCCTGGGTCTGCACAGCAGCAGGTGACGGAGGAGAAGCCAGATGCGGCCACTGAGCAGAAGCCTGTGGAGCCGGCAGAACAGAAGGCTGACTCGCTGAGCCCATGGACTAAGCCAGGTGAGGCGGAGGCAAGATCATTGAGCCCGTGGGGCAAGGGTGCTGCGCTGGACAAGCAGCCTGAGGGCAAGAGGGCTGAGCGTCTGGATCCGAAGTATCAGCTGGATGAGAACGGCCAGCTTCGCCCGTTCACCCCGCTGGAGAGCGAGAAGGTAATGGATGAGGAGGGCAACGTGACGTGGAAGCCTAAGATGGTGAAGGGCGAGGACGGCACGGACGTGTATCGTGACGTGTATGGCAGGGAGCATAACCCGATGGAGGCTGACACCAGGGAGATGGTGGAGGAGAACACGCTGGAGACTTCGGACTACCATAACATGCAGTCGGCTACCAGGGAACAGGTGGCGAGCATGAGTGCGGACATAGCTCAGCGCCTGAAACAAAGAGGCGAGGAGATTGATCAGAACATGGACAACAGCTTCATGGGGAACATGGTCAGAGGTGGCGGTATGGCTGGAATGCCTGGATATGTTGCTTCGAACAATGGACGATTGACAGATCCGCAGTACAAGGCCCTGCAGACGGCACAGACTTCGCTGAAGGATGCACAGGCTATCATTGACGAGGCTGACCATAACAAGCAGTCGGGCGACTTCGGTGCCTGGCTGGAGTCGTCGTTTGCTGGTGGTGCTGCGCGTGGCTTCGGTGAGAAGCTGTTTGATGCCCGCACGTGGGACATGGGACTGAGTGACGGCATTGCTGCCGGCACTATGCTTGATGCCCTGAAGCGTATGGAGAAGGGTGAGCAGATCAGCGAGGAGGAGCGCATGATGCTGGACGCGAAGGCCGTGGAGCTGGCTACGAATGCGTATTTCGGCTCGTATGTGGGCAGAGGCTACAAGGCTGGCGCTGTGACGGCTGAGTCGCTGCCGTTCATGCTGGAGATGTGTATCAACCCTGCAAGCGCTGCGGGCGAGACGGCACAGGCTATGCTGACCAGATATGCGTTGAAGCGCTTCGGTAAGAATGTGGTGAAGGATAATGCCAAGAAATACTTGACTGCAAAGGTGGCCACCAGACTGGTGGGTGACATTGCTGGCTCAGCTACAATGACTGCTACGACTGGTTTGCCTCGAACACTGGCTGATGCGGAGCAGAGAATGGTCGGCAAAATTGAGTATGAGACTGATCCATGGACGAAGGAGAACTACTTTGGATTCAGGCATGATAACGAGGAGGACTTTGCGACGGCGTTTGCAAAGGCCTTCAAGGCTACCACGATCGAGAACTATTCGGAGATGGTGGGCGAGTATTTCGCTCCAGCTGCGGAGATCGTAGGCAAGGGTGCCCGCTGGACCATGAACAAGATAGGCCTGGGTAAGGTCAACGAGATGATTAAGGATGTGGCCATGAGCGATGTGGCCAAGGCCGTTGGCGACTTTGAGAAGCACGCGAAGTGGAATGGTACCTTTGGTGAGTTCGCCGAGGAGCAGGTGGGCGGAATGATGAATGCCATTCTGGTAGGTGACCAGACGATGGGCGAGGTGTGGAGCAATGACAACATGATTGACACCTTCCTTGGCGTGTCGCTGATGGGTGGTGTGTTCAGTGCTGTGAAGACCATGGGCTACCGTACGCCTACGCATCGTGCCAGAAAGGAGATGATGGATGCTGACGTACGTGCCGCTGCCGTGATGGGTGACCCTGAGGCGTGGAGCGAGATAAAGAGCTCGCTGGACGGCACGGATGAGCAGAAGCAGGCTGTGCTGGCCGAGGTGGCTGATGCTGACATGCCTATGGCTCAGAAGCAGGCTATCTTTGACTATGCCCGCAAGGCCGAGGAGTATGCCGGCGTGATGCAGGGCACGGAGAAGCGTAGGGCAGAGGAGGAGAATGCTGCCCAGGTGGATGCAGAGGCCTCGTTTGATAATGGCTATAGCCTGGAGACTCCGCAGGAGCTGAACGATGCTAAGAACTGGTATGAGGCGATGCGTGAGAACGTATGGCAGGCGTTTAACGAAGGTTATGCTTACTATGATGTGCTGTATCATCTGGATGGCGGCAGCGAGAATGATGTGCAGGATCCTGTCGTATTCCTGTCGGCGCTGCATAGCGATGCCTCGTACACTGATGAGCAGAAGCAGACGGCGCTGGACTATCTGAATGCCAAGGCTACGTATGATGGCATGATACAGAGGGTGCGTGACGACATCGACTCGCAGATAGCTGTGAGCGATGCTGCCATTGACCAGCGTGTGTCGAGGAATGCTGACCAGGTGGGCTCGATAGTTCCTGCAACGATGAAGCAGGATGACCGGCAGGTGTATGTGATAGACGGCACGGTGAAGATGCTTGACGATGGTACGATGGTGGACACACAGGGATCGTCGGAGAGCATCCTGGTGCGTGATGCAGAGACTGGCAAGCTGGAGTGGACGAGCCCGCATGACATACTGCGTGTGGATGAGCCGCTGAATGCCGAGCAGGAGAAGGAGGAGGCCCGAAAGAACATCCGCCAGAGCATTGCACAGCAGAAGGCGAACGAGATAGACGGCGTGCTGCCTTTTGCCGTAGGCGACAAGTATAATGTGCTGGCACAGGACGGCACGAATGCCGTGGCTCAGGTAATGGCTGACAATGGCGACGGTACGGTAACGGTGATGTGGAACAATGACCCATCGGCTACCGGCCCTGTGGCGAAGGATGAGCTTCAGCAGATGAGCGATGCAGAGAACGAGCAGCGCCTGGCCCAGCACGCGGAGCAGAAGAAGCAACAGCATGACGAGGAGAAGGCCGAGGAGGTGAAGAAGCCTGCACGTCACTATACGAGTGAGGATATTGTGGTGCTGCGCGATGCGGATGGCCTGCTTGTGCGCGGACAGATTACTAATGAGGCCAATGAAGACGGACTGATTGGTGTATTGACTGAGCGCCCACTGAACGGACGCCCTAACAACATGCTTACCCAGGAGGAGCTGGATAACATGGTGGAGAGCGTGAATGGCGAGGTGGTGGAGAAGCCGGTGGAGGCTGACGCAGAGCGCCAGCGTCAGGACACGGAGACTGACGTACCTGCTGGAGAAGCAGCAGGTACGGTGGCTGAGCCTACAGCTGACGCTGTGGGAACCGTGGCACCCAGTGCGGACGCACAGGGAACTGTGGCTGAGCCTGCTGCAAGCGTGGAGCAGGAGCCTATGCCGATGAAGGGCGAGGGTGAGGATATGGAGCCTGACTTCGAGCAGACGACTCCAGAGCGTGGCTATAGCTATCTGTTCGGTGAGAGCGGTCTGGAGGAGAAGGATGCTGCGTCGTTAATGACCAACAACCTGACTGCTGCCAAGAAGGAGGCTGATAAGCTGAAGGCGAAGAAGCCGAAGATCGGAACGAGCATTGCCAAGTATAACAAGGACATGGCTGCATGGACGGATAAGGTGAAGGCCGCTGAAGCCAGGCAGACGTATTGGCAGCAGATGATGGATCTGCGTACGGCTGACAATGAACGCAGGCGTGAGGAGCAGCGTCTGGCTGATGCTTCGGCTCATGATGCCGCTGTGGCTGCCAATGCTGCGGAACAGCAGGAGATGGAGCGCAAGGCAGCTGAGCAGGCTGCAGTGGGCACAAACAATGTGGCTCCTGCTATCAGAGAGAAATGGGAGAAGGCCCAGAAGACGGAGGGCTCGGCAGACGAGGTGGTTCTGGCCAACGGCGAGAAGATCACTGGCAAGTATGTGCTGGTGGAGAGCGATGCGCCTACGGCGAGCCATGATGCCGAAAAGGGCTTTGTGAAGTCGGAGGGTTTCCCAGTGGACGAGAACGGCGGCAGCGTGAATGACCGCGACTATGAGCGTGACACTGACGCTCAGACACAGACACGTATCATTGCGGACAACTATGATAGCAGGGCTTTGCAGAGTCCTGTGGTGGTGTCGCAGGATGGTGTGGTGCTGTCGGGCAATGGCCGCACGATGGCGGGCAAGCTGGCAGCATCGCAGGGTACGGATAAGGCATACCTGGACTACTTGAAAGACCATGCATCCAAGTATGGCTTCACGGCTGAACAGGTGGCAGGTATGCAGCATCCGCGTGTGGTGTTTGTGGCAGACGGACAGCAGCCATATACGGCTGAGACGTTTGCGAAGTTCAACGCCCAGGAGATGAAGAGCCAGAGCAAGACAGAGCAGGCCGTGAAGCTGGGCAAGGTGGTGGATGATAAGCTGTATGGCAGAATCATCGACGCTATCAACGGCTATGATACGCTGGGTGACTTCTATGCAAGCAGCAGCGCGGTGGATGCCATGACTGAGCTACAGAAGGCTGGCGTGGTGTCGCAGGCGCAGTTTGCGGAGATGTTTGACGGTGAGAGTGTGAGCGCTGTGGGCAGGGAGCTGCTGGAGAACATGCTTATCGGCAAGGCATTTGAGAGCAATCCTGATGCACTGCGCGAGATCTCGGCCATGAAGGGTGTGCGCCAGGCTGTGATCAGCGCACTGTCGGAGATTACGAACAACGTGAAGCTTGGCGAAGACTTCTCGCTGGAGGATGAGCTGGCGGCTGCCATCGACCTCGTGTATAAGGCACGTAAGGAGGGCGGCTATAAGGAGGGTGACCGTGTGAGCGGCTTTGCATCGCAGGGTAACCTGGGCTTCCTGGGTGAGGAGGCTACGGTGGCCGACATCACCAATGTCACAGTGATGAAGCTGGCTGACGTAGTAAACAGCGGAAAGCCTACGATGCTGCGCAACACACTGCGTAGCTATAACGCTATGGCATTTGACTCGGCTTCGGGCCAGCTGGACATCTTTGCCGGCCTGCCTACGAAGGATGAGATCATGAAGGATTCCATGGCTAACATCAACATCAATAACACAAACAATGGAACAGAAAAGAGACAAGAAGGACAACCAGCGGCAGGAGAAGCGCGCAATGCTGAAGCTGCACCTGCTGAACGAGGCGGTGAAGGACAACAGTCAGGATCAGGAAATGTACGACAGACTGATGAATGGCAAGGTGGTCTGGGAGAGACCGAAGGTGTAAGGTTTTCTGATGAAGTAGATGAAAACGGTAAGCGTTTTGTATTGAGTTCAGAAGGCGATATTGCATTTGGAACTATCAGTGAAGAAACTGGACTCACTCCGGCACCTATACAGCTCAGCGAGGGTATGATAACAGATCCGGCTACTAATGCTGGATATGGCCTTGTGCATATAGAGGCTCGTCATGGTAATCAGATTAGAAATGCAGGGTACAACTCTGTCGTTGAGTTTGTAGAGGAGGTCGCTAAGAACTACCAAAGAATCAAAGAGGCTAATGATCGAGATGGTCACAAGACCTATCTGTTGCAACTGACAGACAGGCACAATAACACTTTGATAGTTGAACTTGCTGGCGATGAAGCCTATTGGACAATTAACACCGCAGGAATCTTTAAGGAATCCTACGGTGCAAGAAATAGAGAGGTGTATAACCGCCATACTACGGTTAATCAATCTACCGAAACTGATAGTCAGTCGCTCGATGAGAAACAAAGCGGTACTTCTGCATCGACCAGCATGCTCGAGACTACACCTCGTGATGAAACAATTGGGTCTGCCTCCGAAGTGCAGAATGGTGGCTCGGCATCCACCGGTGACGCTTCGCAGTCTGAGCCTAATGCCGATAATGGCTCTTCCTCGAACGGTACTGCGTCCAACGTTTCTGTCGGCAAAGATAGCGATAATGCTGATAATGAACAAACTTCGGCTGATAATAATGCTAAAAAGGCTGATATTTCGAGTGAAACGGAAGGTGCAGATGGCAAAAATGCTATTGATACTGGCGTGCCTGGAGTGACGGCTGTCGGCGATGGAACGTACATCGTAGATGGTCGCAAGGAGTGTGAGATCTCATCTTACAAGGGTGTAAGTGGTGATATATCGTACTATGCAAAGATGCCTGAGGGCATGGATAAGGTTGCGCTGAGTGTACTGAAGGATGCGAAGGACTGGGGCAAGGATGGCATCATGGTGTTTGCCAACAGTCTGGATGCGATGCGTAACAAGCTGCGTAAGGTGTTTGCTGCCTGGGACAAGCAGCAGCCAAGTACGGCTGCTGCTGAAGCTGAGGAGAAGCAGACTCCTGTTGCTGCGGCTATTGCTTCGGCAGAGGCTGAGACGGAGCAGAACCCTACGGATGCGCAGAAGGAGGCTGGCAACTATAAGAAGGGACATGTGAAGGTGGATGGCTATGACATCACCATCGAGAACCCGAAGGGAAGCGTGCGCAGTGGCAAGGATGCAAGCGGTAAGGAGTGGAGCATCACGATGAACAATACTTACGGCTACATTCGTGGCACGGAGGGCGTGGATGGCGACCATATCGACATCTTCCTGAGCGATAACCCTGAGCAGGGTAACGTGTATGTGGTGGACCAGGTGGACGCTGATGGCAACTTCGATGAGCATAAGGTGATGTATGGCTTCGGCTCGGCAGAGGAGGCACGCGACAACTATCTGGCCAACTACGAGAAGGGCTGGAAGATGGGCATAATCACTGAGGTGAGCAAGGAGGAGTTCAAGAAGTGGATCGAGAGCTCGCACCGTAAGACCAAGCCTTTCAGCGAGTATAAGGGCGTGAAGAAGGACGGTGGTCAGAACGAGAGCGCACAGGATGCTGAGGTGAAGAAGCCCGCAGAAGCACCGCTGGGAACGGGGTCAGAACCCAACGCGGACGCGCTGGAAACGGGGTCGGAGCGACCTACATGGAAGGATGCGGACACCAGCAGCGAGAACTACCAGGAGGCGTATGATGCGAGCTGGGACAACTGGCAGATGGAGGTGGAGGACAAGCGTCTTTCGCTGGATGATCTGCGTGTGCTGCTGGATGACCTGGAGAAGACTTCGCTTGATGACTATAACGAGACGAACAAGCCGTATGCTCAGGGCTATGCTGCTACGGATGCAGAGATTGCAGAGTCACAGCGTGCGGATATTGATGCGCTTCGTGCACTGATAAAGGAGACGGAGGAGCGTGAGGCTTCGCCTGAGTACCAGGAGAGGATGCGTAGGCAGGCTGAGCAGAAGGCGAAGTCGGAGAAGTTCAATGCTATCATGGATCGCCATGCGGAGAAGAATGACGTGAAGGCTGCTGCCAAGGAGATTGCAGAGGCTGAGGATCTGAGTGATGAGGATCTGACGAAGGCTGTGGATGCAGCAACCACTCATGTGGGTGACCATAAGGCTGCCATCGAGCACACGAAGCGCAAGGACGTGGGCTACTTCACCTACACCAAGGATGAGCAGAAGGCAAAGATTGATGGCTATAAGAAGCGTATCAAGTGGAACGAGTTTGCCATCAAGGCTATCAATGCAGCCATCGAGATCCGAAAGGAGAAGATGATGCAGTCAGAGGTGAAGGACAGTGACGTGGAGCGCTGGCTCGCTGAGGACAGAGAGCTTCGCCGTGTAAGGACTGATGGCAAGAACGTGGAATCGTTTGATGACTATATGCGACGTGTGGCTACTTCGGCAACTGACCGTGTGGCGAGCCGCGCGTATGTGTATGAGGTGTATGGTGATAATGTGCCTGAGGCTATCGAGGATGCTTATCCTTATGTACTGACGAAGGACAATGCTGCGGAGGTGGCCAGGGATCTGTTGTACCAGCAGTTTGATGAGGATGGCTGTCTGGCTATATTCAGAGGTATTCTGAAGGCGAAGAGCGAGGCTATCCTGCCGTTCTTGGATGAGCTGTATAAGATAAAGAAGGAGGCGGCTGATGCTGCTGAATCGCCATCGTTGCATGCACTTCGCGAGCATGTGAGGACGCTTGCTGAGGAAATGGATGTGAAGCTCCCAGAGAACTTCGACACTATGACTGAGGAACAGCTTCGGAATGCGCTGGATAGAGGTGAGGAGATGAAGAAGGGCAGGGAACGACTTGCTGCTGCCAAGTATAAGGTTGGAGACAAGGTACGTGACACGAATGGCCATGAGCTGGAGGTGGTGCGCGTATATATTGTACGTGAGGAGCCTGTGAACGGAGTTGTGGAGCATACGGTGTACTATGACCTGAAGGAGGGCAAGAAGAAGCCTTTTGCACAGCCTGAGCGCAACCTGGACATGTGGCAGGAGATGAACGAGCAGCGTGCGGAGGCTGACGCAAAGCGCCAGCGCCAGAACACGGAGGAAACGGTGGATGATCCTGCTGAGCCTGCAGCGGACGCTACAGGAACGGGAGCTGAGTCTGCTGAACCTGCTGGAGAAGCAGCAGGAACGGAGGCGGAACCTGCAGCGGACGCTGTAGGAACTGTGGCTGAACCTACAGGAGAAACTGTAGGAACGGAGGCTGATGGCACTACTGGCAAGCAGCAGAGGAAGCGTAAGGTAAAGCAGAAGGAAGACATTGAGGACGTAGGCGAGAAGATTGCAGGCGCCCGCAAGGATATGAAGCTGGAGATCGCCAAGAGTATTGACGATGCTACGGTACAGAGCCTGATTGAGCTGGCTTTCTCGAAGGCATATAAGAAGCCTAATCTGGCGAAGGCCGTGGAGAGCGGTGCGCTGAGGGAGAAGGATGCGACGTTCTATTACGCGTGGTTCAATACTACCATCAACCAGACGAAGCCCAAGCTGACACAACGTGACAGCAGGATGAAGAAGTGGCGTGCTGACTATGTGACACCTGTAGAGCGCTGGGCACAGAGCACGTACGAAAGACTTCAGTTCCTGAAGGAGTTTGTGGAGGCTGACGAGGAGAAGCGTGACGAGATGATTGAGCGCGTACTGTCTGACAAGTATCTGAATGTAGATGCTGACAAGCGTGAGATCGCAAGGATCCAATCGCTGAACCCTCACCTTCCTGCTGATACATGGGGTGAGTGCTGGACTCCGAACCCTATGGTAATAACATACGAGGTGATGGAGAGACTGGGCTATAAGGTGGGCGACAAGCTGGATATTCCGTTTGGTATGTTGCAGCCGAACAGCCATTTCACATCTTATTCGCTCACGAACGCGAAGGGTGACAGGCCTTATGACGCTACGGTGCTGTCGCTGGAAGATGGCATCAACCGCATTGTGTCGATGGCTAAGCTGAAGCGTGGTGACGGCGACATCAAGCATCCGTTGAGCTCGTTCAGGTTCATACCTACGAAGAAGGACTATCGGGACTCGGGCCGATATAGTGTGACCTGGGGAGGATGGAGCAGCCATAACTCACGTGAGTTTGATACGAAGGAGGAGGCAGAGGCTTTTGCCGCCAAGAAGAAGGATGCGATCATAATGCCTATACGCGAGATCAGCCGCCGCTATGGCTATCAGCTGAACTGGCGTAACCCTATCAATGGCGATGTGAAGGTGGTGAGCCGTATGGAGTTTGACACGGCAGAGGATGCTGCGGCCTATCTGGATGAGAACTATGAGGCCATGAACGATGCTGTGAACGAGATGAACAGCAAGGAGAACGGCGGCAAGAAACGTGAGCTTGCCGCCAGTGACCTGGTGACCATCAACCATACGAGGACGGATGGCAAGTGGTCGTATGGTGTGTTTGTGCCTGCAAAGTATGGACTGAGCAGCGGACTGAATGCTGGCAAGGACTACCTGCTGAAGGACGGCTTCGAGACCCGAGACGAGGCTATGGCATACGCTGAGTCGATGAAGGAGGATCTGCTGAAGGCTTACAACGAATATAAGCAGAAGCAGAAGGCGTTTGTGTACTTTGACACCGGTGAGAACTCGCGCATGGGCGAGGACTACAGAGGTGGTGCTGATGTTACGGCTGAGGACTTCATGAATGCGTTTGGCTTCAGAGGCGTTCAGTTCGGCAACTGGACTAATCAGGCAGACAGACAGATGGCCGTGAACCAGGCGTACGATGCGTTTATGGATCTGGCTAAGCTGATCGGCGTTTCGCCCAGGGCTTTGTCGCTGAATGGCGAGCTTGGTATTGCTTTCGGCGCTCGTGGTAATGGTGGTGCACTGGCACATTATGAGCCGAATGAGGTGGTGATCAACCTGACAAAGACGAAGGGAGCAGGCAGCCTTGCACATGAATGGTGGCATGCGCTGGACAACTATCTGTCGAGAAAGTCGGGTGTACCGATGGGCATGGTGACGGACAGCAAGACGATTGCTTTACGCGACGAGCTGCGCACTGCCTTCAACCGTCTGATTGATGAGGTCAGCAACAGTGACTACTATAGGCGTAGTGTGGCCAAGGGCGAGTATTGGGGCAGGATGCACGAGGTGACTGCAAGACTTCTGGCTGAGTGGGTGGACAGGTCGCTGAAGAAGAATGGCGAGCTGAACACGTTCCTGGCCCGTGGTGTGAACTCGGACAGATGGGTGAACATGACGTATGCCTTCTATAGATGGCAGAGAGAGAAGGATGGCAGCAAGGAGAAGATGCTGACCCGTGAGGAATGGGCAGAGACACCTGAGGCGCTGAATGGCTTCCCTTATCCATCGGACAAGGAGGTGGAGCAGTTTGGCGATGCCATGCGTAACATCTTTGACGTGATAGACGAGCGTGAGCATGATGGCCACAGCGAGCTGTTCCAGATTGCTGCGGGTGAGCCATACACTGACAACCGCACTGCTGCCCAGATGATGGCTACGCAGGCTGTGCTGAACTCGCTGAGCGGTAACACTGGCATCGGCGTGGTGATGGAGAGTCAGGAAGAGGGGCAGCGCGTGGCTGGTATGGACGATGCTGGCGCTGAACTGATGGCTGTAGAAGCTGTAAAGGATGAAACGCTGGATTACTTTAGAAAGTCTGTATCTGGAGATATAACAGGTAAGCCTATGCCGATAGGCAAATTAACTCCTGCAGGAAGGGAATACTTGATGCGTCTTTCTGGAATTGACATGAAGGAAGATGTGGATTTTGTTCTCAACCCAAGCGACATGACCCATATCTACAATGAACACTATGGAGAGAATGAAAAGGATCCTGGTAATAATAATCCATTGAACGATGAAGATATTAGAAACATCGTAGATATTATTGAGAACCCTGACGAAGTCGTATTTTTCATTGACTTGAAACACGACAACAGAAAGACATTCATTTTCTTTAAGGAAACAGAAGTAGATGGTGTGTACAATCTGGCAGAAGTGTATGGCGATAGAAAAGGTAATCTTACGGCAAAGTCTTTATACAAAACAAAGAAAGGTATCTCACAGCGTGAAGATGAGCTAATAAACTCCCCACACACAACGTCCGTAACGACTGGAGCATCCCTTTCTTTCGGTGCAAAGATACCACAATTATTTGAATTGCCAAAACTTTCTGAGGGAAATCAGCCAAATACGGCTGAATTTATGAAGGTTTGGCATGGCAGTGCAGCAATTTTCGACCATTTCGATGGTGCTTTCATGGGTACAGGCGAAGGCTCGAATGTATATGGCGCAGGTCATTATGTATCACAGGAGAAGGGTATCGGCGAGTCGTATGCCTCGATAGTGGCCACGGGCAAGTATGATGTACTGCTGGACGGCAAGCCAGTGGAACGAGGCCAGGCGCAGTACCTGGACTATGTGCTCGGAGAGCTGAAGCGTTTCGGCTATAGCATTGAGGATGCAGCCAGCGGTCTGGAATGGTACTATGAGACTGATGCGCCCGTATCGAACAGTGACAGCGCTGAAAAGCGCCAGGCTCGCAAGGCCGTGGAACTGCTGAGAAGCGGCAGTATCAAGGTGGAGAAAAGTACCAGACATCTGTATGAGGTGGAGATACCTGAGGACAACGGCAAGAACTACATCGACTGGAATAATCGAATGACTCCAGATCAGATGCGTGTCATTGCGTCTGCTATAGCAGAGAGAAGAAACTCTCACTTCGACTACCCTATGAACGATAAGGAGCTTGGCGCGTACAAAGAAGATGTTCTTAAAGAGATACAGAGAGAGGCTTTTAATGGCTCTTGTCTGAATAGCTTCTTGCAGAACAAGATGGCTATGGGTAATAAGGCGCAGTCGCAATTCTTAGCCGAACTCGGCTTTGTAGGAAACAAGGTGCCAACGTACAACCGTCATGAGGGTGATAAGTCGAAGTGGAACTATGTGCTGTTCCGTGACGATGATCTGACGATTAAGGACAGGGTGGACTTCATGAAGCGAGGCACTGGCACTGTGTATGGCTGGAGTGAGGGTAACCGCATACATCTGACACCTGAGGGCATCAACCCGAATACCCCTATCCATGAGTACACCCATCTGTGGGCAAAGGCTGTGATGCAGCGTAACCCTGAGCTGTGGGCCAATGTGAAGGAGCTGCTGAAGGGTACGCCTATCTGGGATGAGGTGGTGAACGACCCTGCGTATGATGGGCTGACCAGTGAGGATGCTATCGCCAGTGAGGCACTGTCGAGACTGAGCGGACGTAAGAACGCTGCCAAGATGGTGCAGATGGCACAGCAGATGCTGGACGAGGCCAAGGACAAGGGTGTGATGGCAGAGGCCAACGCTCATAACCTGGTGCTGCGGATGAAGCAGGCACTGGAGAAGTTCTGGCGCTGGGTAGGTACGAACCTCTTTGATATGAAGAAATTCAAGAATATCGACGAGGTGACTGACCGTGTACTGTTTGACCTGCTGAACAAGACTGACCTCGGCCTGGATGAGAACGGCGATGCTGCGCCTGAGTTCTCGAGGGTGACTGACCAGGCCAAGATTGACGAGCTGGAAGGCGGCAGAAAGATCAAGGTGTATCGTGCGATGCAGCTGATCGACGGCCAGCTGTACCCACCTATGGCAGCGATGAGCGACAGCAAGACGTTTGTGCAGCCATCGGAGCTCGGCAAGTGGGAACAGGCTGACGAGAAGATCGACAATGCCATCTGGAAGAAGAACAAGAAAGGCGAGCTGACTGCATACTTCCGCCTGAGAAAGGGCAACGGCAAGTATGTGGATGCTGCCTACAATCCTTACTTCCATACTTCGCCAACACCACTGAATGACCAGTTCAGTGAGGCACAGTCGCGCCCTAACCTTGTGACCGTGGAGATGGAGATACCTGAGAGCGAGCTGACGAGCGGCTATAAGGCATACGGAGCGAAGGATGCCGTGGGTAAGCTGGAGTGGAAGGCTGGAATCATACAGGGGCAGCTGACTGGCACGAGAACTGTGATGCTGTCGCGCTATGCGAAGCCTGTACGTATCGTGTCGGACGCTGAGGTGGCTGACGTGATAGTGGACATGTTTGGCGGTAAGAAGATCGTGATGCCGTCGAACGTGGTGACTCCAAGCCTGCGTGAGGAGCTGGAGAAGCTGGGTGTGCCTTTTGTCGAGACGAACAACCAGGGCCACCTGATTGATGGCGAGCACGAGGGAGAACACTATTCGAAGGTGTATGGGGATAACCGCGACGCAAAGCGTGGCGGCCAGGACACAAATAACAGCGACGCAGAGCGTGGCGGCCAGGACACAGAGCTTGAGGAGGTCAATGATAAGTTCAATGCTATGCTGTCGTCATTCAGTCTGGAAAATGCAGACCGTATGGTTTTCGACCTCGGCGATCCTTCTGAGATACTGAAGGGTGCCGGCATTGCTGATAAGCGGATGAAGCTGTATGGAAACAAGATAGCAAAGAAGCTGAGAAAGCACGGTTTCAGTGTGGATGACCTTCGGGACCTTCCACTGGCCATGTCGAAGCCTATTGCAGTATTTGACAACTACAGCAAGGATGGAAACAGGTCGGTGCTTACGGAGCTGAAGACCAAAGATGGCAATGTGCTTGTGGCCGTTGATCTGGGCAAGGGTGGAGATATTGACTTCAATATCATATCTACTGTATTCGGAAAAAATCCAGACAGCGTAGAGAACTGGCTTGAGAAGGGTCTTGCTACCTATATAGACAATGAAAAAGTCCGGGATTATCTGCACCTCGCCGCACCAATCGCGGCAGCCTCAGACAATACGGGACTTTCTTCGGGTGCAAAGATACAGCCAAATAATGAATTAAACAAACTTTTGGGCGAAAAACTTTATATTCGTACCGAAAATTTCAAGAATTGGTTCGGAGATTGGCAGAAAGAGCCGAAATCGGCATCGAAGGTGGTGGATGAGAACGGTGAGCCGCTGGTAGTATATCATGGCACACAGCACATGGAGTTCTACTTCAAGGACGGCCACCCATATACCCGTTGGACGGAGCCATTCTACACATTCAAGGAGGGTAAGGGTTTCTTTACGGACGATGAGGATGCTGCCAAGACGTTTGCCCGTGGGCGCCAGGGACTGTATGCCTGCTATCTGAACATGCGCAATCCGTTTGAGTTTGACTGCAAGGGCATGAGCTGGGACGAGCTGAATGGCTATGATAACCCTGACGGTTACACGATGGTCACTACAGACTACATTGTGCGTGATGTCAAGAGCCGGTTCCCTGAGTATGACGGTGTGATATTCAGAAATGTGGGCGGTGAGAATAATGGATCCATCAAGCATACCATTGATGACTATGTACCGTTCAAGCCAGAGCAGATCAAGTCTGCGACGGATAACAACGGCGAGTTTGACGGCAGCAATACGGACATCCGCTTCAGGGAGAAGACGGAGTTTGACGAGGGCCAGGTGATGAAGGTGACGATGACCAATGCGGGCGAGTATGACCCTTACAATGCCATGTTCTTTGCAGATACGGAGGACAGTCTGTATCGTGGACGCGAGTATATGGTTGAGGGACTGACAACGGCACACCCGTCGAAGGCTGAGCTGCTGAACGCCTTCAGAGAGAAGCACGGTGCCTATATGGCTGAGCTGACGAAGGACGGCAGCGGCATCGTGGTGCACTCGTGGAGGAAGCTGCTGGAGGAGTATAGGAAGAAGCAGCGAGGAACCCAGCGGAGAAGCGCTGGGAACGGTGGCGACTATGTGAGCCGCAAGACGAGGGCTGCGATGCGGTATGTGCAGGAGATGGCGGACAAGCTGAAGCTGGGTAACGTGGAGGTGAGAACTGACACGGAAGGACTGAGCGGCAGACAGGCGCGATCGAAGGGATGGTATGACACCAGGAGCGGTAAGATCGTGATTGTGCTGGCTAACCATACGGATGTGGGTGACGTACTGCGCACGCTGCTGCATGAGGGTGTAGGCCATTATGGACTGCGTAAGATGTTCGGCAAGGACTTTGACACCTTCCTGGATAATGTATATCAGAACGTGACGAAGGAGATCCGTCAGAAGATTGCCGATAAGGCTGCAAGGAACGGCTGGGACTTCCGTGTGGCTACGGAGGAGTACCTGTCGGAGCTGGCTGAGGATCAGGACTTCGAGTACAACAGCAACCCGGGCTGGTGGAACAAGGTGAAGGAACTGTTTGTGGATATGCTGAGGAAGGCTGGCTTCAAGCTGGCCGGCGATGGCATGACGGACAATGATCTGCGCTACATAGTGTGGAAGAGCTATGAGAACCTGCGCTATGGCGAGGATCATGGTGTGATACGCAGCGCACGCACTGAACTGATGAAGCAGCGCCTCGGGGTAGGCTACTACGAAGAGGAGGACGGCGACGGAGGCGATGGCGGGCCGAAGCCGAGAGGAACCCAGCGCGGACGCACCGGGAACGGTGGCGAGACCCAGAGCGAACGCCCTGGGAACGGGGGCAGAGAGGTGGCTGACGATGGGGATGCCATACGCTACCGTAGCGGCGGACTGATGGATGAACGTGACAGGATCATCGTGAGGGACGCGTATGATGCGGAGATTGCGAGCAGTACCTATCAGATGCGTGAGGCTGCGCAGGACAGCATGTTGTCACTGCGCCGCTTCATGGAGATGATTGCTGAGAAGACCGGGCGTAAGGTGGAGGACTTCGAGAACGCCTATATTGCGGAGAATGCGAAGTCGTCAATCAACGGCAACGAGCAGAAGCTGTATAGAAAGATGCTGTTTGAGCCGCTGCTGGATGAGGTGCATAACCTGGCCAAGGATGGCAGCAGCCGCGATGAGGTGACCCGCTATATGATGGCGAAGCATGGACTGGAGCGACAGGAATACATGCAGAACCGTGCGATAGCCAACGATGAGGATGCAGACCGCGACTTTGCGGGACTGACTGGACTGACAGAGAAGGATGACATCAACGATGCCATTGCGGAGGCAGAGAGGATGGTGGCCGACTTTGAGGCGAAGCATGACGTGACGGACCTGTGGGCCAAGACCAACGCCTGCACGAAGGCTACGCTGGATAAGGCGTACAGGAGCGGCATGCTGAGCAAGGACGGATATGAGAAGATAAGCAAGATGTATGAATACTACATACCGCTGCGAGGCTTCAAGGATCCGACGAGCGAGGACGTGTATAGCTACCTGAACAATGAGGGTAGCCCGCTGAACAACCCTGTGAAGAATGCGGAGGGACGATCGTCGGTATCGTTTGACCCACTGGCCAACATCCAGAGCATGGCTGACAGCGCCATCATACAGGGCAACCAGAATATGGTGAAGCAGAAGTTCCTGAAGTTTGTGATGAACAACCCTTCGGACCTGGTGAGCGTGAACCGCATGTGGCTGCAGTATAATGACGTGGCAGGCAGATGGGAGGCTGTGACGGCTGACATCAATGACGGTGACTCGCCTGCTGAGGTGCTGAGGAAGACGGAGCAGTTCGAGCAGGACATGGAGGCCAGGGCTCAGAGTGATCCTGACCACTACAAGCGTGGAAGGGATGCTGCCAACCTGCCTTACCGTGCACTGGGTAAGAACCTGAACGAGCACATGGTGCATGTGAAGATGGGAGGCCAGGACTATGTGATAACGGTGAACGGCAGCCCACGACTGGCTCAGGCCATCAACGGCATGACGAACCCTGACAACAGGAGCAATGGCTGGCAGAAATACATTGAGAACGCCGGTCGCAGTGTCAATAGGAAGATGAGCGCCTTCTACACGACGAAGAACCCAGAATTTGTGCTGAGCAACTTCCTGAGGGATGCGCTGTATTCGAACACTTCGGTATGGATCAAGGAGAGACCGAACTATGCCATCCGCTTCAACCGCAACTTTATGGGCAGGGTGAATCCATGGAAGCTGTTCGGGCTGCTGAAGAAGCATGAGAGCGGAACGCTGAACATGAGTGATCCGATGGAGCGTGACTTCAGCCAGTTTATGGCTTATGGCGGAGAGACGGGCTATGCCTTCATGGAGAGCGTGAAGGAGGACGAGAAGCATATCGAGAAGTACATGAAGATGAAGGAGGCGAAGATCCCTGTGCGCAAGGCATGGAGCTACCTGGCAGATGTGCTTGAGAACTTCAACCGTTCGGTGGAGCTTTGCGCCCGCTTCTCGGCATACGTGACGAGCCGAGAGATGGGCAGGACGATGGAGCGAAGCGTGAACGATGCGAAGGAGATCAGCGTGAACTTCAACAAAAAGGGTGCTGGCAGTACGTTTGTCGGCAAGGATAACCAGACGAAGCTGGGTAATGTGGCTGCGTTTGTGTCTGGCGTAGGTGGAAGCTCGTATGTGTTCTGGAATGCAGCCGTGCAGGGTGTGACGAACTTCGGGCGACTGAACAAGCGGCACACCGGCAAGGCACTGACCGCTGCGGCAACGCTGTTTGTGCTTGGCATAATCATGGCGAGCATTGGCGGTGGCGGCGACGATGAGGACTACTATGAGGACGAGTATCATAACATACCGCCGTATAAGCGCAGGAACAACATCTGCTTCAAGATACCTGGGACGAACAGCTATGCGACGATACCATTGCCTAAGGAGTTTGCAGGTATATACGGTCTGGGCGAACTGTGCGCAAGCCTGCTGAGCGGCAAGGAGCGAATGTCGGGTAAAGAGATAGCTGCGGAGATGGGCACACTGGTGTCGAACTACCTGCCACTGGATATTGTGGACGCGAACGGCAAGCTGAGTCCAAGTGTATTGGTACCATCGTATCTGAAGCCGTTGACGGAGGCATATATCACCAATGAGAACTGGATGGGTATTCCGGTCTATAAGAAGACCATGTGGAACGAGCGAGATCCGGAGTGGACGAAGGCGTATAAGCATACGAACAAGTATCTGGTGGACTTTGCTAAGGCGATGAACGAATGGACAGGCGGTGACGATGTAACGCCAGGCGGAATCAACATCAACCCTGCGAGGATAGAGCATGTGCTGGAGGGTACGTTCGGCGGTGTGACCACGTTCACGAACAAGCTGGTGAAGGCCGGAGAGACGATGACTGGTGACATGGACTTCGAGTGGAGGAACATGCCGATGGCATCGAGAGTGGTGACTGGTGCAGATGACCAGGCCATGATGCGCAGGGTGGATAAGGACTACCGCAAGTATAAGGAGGAGTATGACCAGACGAAGCGTAGGGCCAGCAGGTACAGAGACATGGAGTATGAAGGTGTGCTGGGTGCTGCCGAGCGCATCGACTACTTTGAGAACTCGAAGGAGTATGGACGGTATGAGATCCTGGACGGGTATGTGAGCGCCATCCGCAATATGGAGGATAGGCTGAAGGAGCTGACGGACAAGGAGGAGATCGAGGACGTACAGTTTGAGCTGACCGATATGAAGCGCGAGGTGCTGGCGGAGCTGCATGAGTTTGATGACATGTGGAGCCGATGAGGTGACACAATAAACAGATAAAAATGGGATGGCGCAGGGATTGGTTATCTTTGCGCCATCTTTTTATTGTGGCACGATGTGCGCAGGGATATAGACAAATAACAAATAACGATATTGGACATGGCAGAAGAGAGGCTGATACCGATGAGCAGGATAGCGGGTGACGCTATGGAGGAGATAGACACCGTGCGCTATGACAAGGCTCACAACAATGCGAGGGCTCTGGACGTGCTGTTTGAGGCTCAGCGCTATTGGGTGAGCATGGACAGGTTCAGACGCGACAGGGCACGCAACAAGCGCTATACGTATGGCGACCAGTGGAAGGACACTGTGTGCGTGGACGGCAGGCAGATGAGCGAGGAGGACTATATCAGGGAGCAGGGCAACGTGCCGCTGAAGAACAACCTGATACGTCGTCTTGTAAATACTGTGCTGGGTGTGTACAGACAGCAGGCGAAGGAGCCTATCTGTACGGCGCGAGACCGTGACGAGCAGAAGGTGGGTGAGACAATGAGCACCATATTGCAGTGTAACATGCAGCTGAACAGAATGGGTGAGATGTATGCCAGAACGGTGGAGGAGTTCCTGATAGGCGGACTGGCTGTGCATCGCAAGTGGTATGGCTGGCACAGTGATCTGGAGAAGCTGGACTGCTGGACGGACTATGTGAACCCGAACAACGTGATACTGGACTGTAACATGCGCGACTTCCGCGGATGGGACGTGAGCTTCATCGGCGAGATACATGACGTGAGCTTCGAGACGGTGTGCGAGCAGTTCGCAAAGAGCCCTGAAGACTATAAGCGGCTGAGCGACATCTACTGCATGACGCATGACAAGCGTATGATGCAGACGTACTTCACTGAGTTTGGCTATTCGAACGTGGAGAACCTGGGCTTCTTTGTGACGAACGACATGACGCGGTGCAGGGTGATAGAGGTGTGGCGCAAGGAGAGCAAGCCGCGCTACCGCTGCCATGACTACAATACGGGTGACGTGTATAAGATAGACGTGGAGGACTTCGACCGAATGGTGTCACAGGTGAATGCAGACCGTATGCGCAGAGGCATGGGGGCCGGCATGAAACGGGAGGACATACCGCTGATTGAGGCTGAGTGGTTTGTGGATTCGTACTGGTATTATTACTATCTGTCGCCTACGGGAGATATACTGAGCGAGGGTGAGACTCCGTATGAGCATAAGTCGCATCCGTATGTGTTCAAGGCCTATCCGTTCATTGACGGTGAGATACACAGCTTTGTGAGTGATGTGATAGACCAGCAGAGATACACGAACCGTCTGATCACGATGTATGACTGGATCATGAGGGCGAGCGCCAAGGGCGTGCTGCTGTTCCCAGAGGAGTGTCTGCCGAAGGGGATGGACATCAATGACATTGCAGATGAATGGAGCCGCTTCAACGGTGTGATTGCCATCAAGACGAAGAACACTGATAAGCTGCCGCAGCAGGTGGCGAACAACTCGACGAACATCGGCATATCGGAGCTGCTGAACCTGCAGCTGAAGTTCTTTGAGGAGATAAGCGGCGTGAACGGAGCGTTGCAGGGTAAGCCTGGCATGAGCGGCATGAGCGCCAGCCTGTACTCGCAGCAGACGCAGAACGCCACGACGTCGCTGCTTGACCTGCTGGAGTCGTTCAGCCAGTTTGTGATAGACGCTGCCTATAAGGACGTGAAGAACATGCAGCAGTTCTATGATACGAAGCGCGTGTTCAACATCGCGGGCAAGGGTGGTACCCAGGTGGTGTATGACCCGATGAAGATACGTGACGTGGAGTTTGACTTCTCGATCGTGGAGAGCACGAGCACACCGGCATACCGCATGATGGCCAACGACTTCCTGATGGAGATCTGGAGGAGCCAGCAGATAAGCCTGCAACAGCTGCTGGAGCATGGCGACTTCCCGTTTGCGGACGACCTATTGCAGAGCATCAAGTCGCAGCAGGAGCAGCTGGAGAATGGCGAGACACCGCAGGGCTTGTCGCCTGAGCTGATAAAGCAGGCCCAGCAGGGTGCCAACATGGATGCCGTTAACAAGGCGCAGCAGATGCTCAGGGCATAACGAAGATACTACTGAATGACGACGAAGACCCCATACATGAACACAATGGCGGCTGTACGTAACGGTGCAGCCGCTGTTGGTCATGACGAGATGGAGGTGGACAAGATCGTCAGGATGAACCATGAGCGCAATGCTGAGATACGCAGGACGTTCAACCCCATAACGGGAGAAGGAAGCATCGGGAAGAGGGTACGGATAAGGATCGAGGACTTCCCGTTCAAGGACCAGTGGATACCGAAGGAGATGCTGGAGGTGCCGCTGGTAAGGCAGATTGTGGACGCGGGGAGCATTGATGGCTTCCTGCAGGAGCTGTATGGGGAGAGCCGTGCGGAAACGGTGGAACCCAGCGCGGACGCACTGGGAACGGGGGCTAATTGCGCGGACGCACTGGGAACGGTGGATGAACATGCTGGAGAAACAGCGGGAACGTGGATTCCAAACGCGAACGCGCTGGGAACGGTGTCTGATGAGGAAGATGATGAAAAGGAGCAGAGGGAGAGTGACAGGGAGAAGGTAATCGAGCAGTTTGTGAGGGTGAGGATCAGATATGACTTTGCCTTCTGGGCTGCTATGTATGCGTATATCAAGCAGAAGGGCGGCGGTGACGATGTGCTGTTTGTACTGAACAGACCTCAGCGACGGCTGATAGAGAGGTTTGAGCGCAGACGCCTGGCCGGTCAGCCTATACGACTGATACTGCTGAAGGCTCGACAGTGGGGTGGCTCGACGGCTACGCAGATATACATGGCATGGCTGCAGCTTGTGCATAAGGTGGGTCTGAACTCGCTGATCGTAGCACATGTGAAGGACACGGCTACGGAGGTGAAGGATATGTTTGACAAGCTGATCAATGAATATCCTATCAGCCTGCTGTATGAGCTGGGCGAGCAGTATAATGAGAACGAGCCGAAGAAGATAGGTGTGGGACAGAGCGGCAACATACATCGTGTGCCGCAACGTAACTGCAAGATAAAGATCGGCTCGGCAGAACGTCCTGACTCGGCGCGAGGCGGCGACTATAACCTGGTGCACTGTACTGAGGTGGGACTGTGGAAGACTACGGAGGGCAAGACGCCGAAGCAGATTGTGCAGTCGGCATGCTCAGGCATCCTGCTGAAACCGTACACGATGATAGTGTATGAGAGCACGGCCAACGGCACGGGCAACTTCTTCCAGACGGAGTATGATGCGGCGAAGATGGGCAAGTCGCAGTTTGAGAACCTGTTTATAGCCTGGTACGAGATTGAGCAGTACGCGCTGCCTTTGGACAATGTGCGTGCTTTTGCTGCCTGGCTGTGGAAGAACAGGAACAACCCGAATGCTGCGAACGAGCGTGAGGAGAGCGGACAGTATCTGTGGTGGCTGTGGGAGCAGGGCGCTACGCTGGAGGCCATCAACTGGTATATCATGGAGCGCCGAGGCAAGGATGACCACGGCGTGATGGCATCGGAGTACCCGAGCGACGATGTGGAGGCCTTTGTACACTCAGGTGCAAGAGTCTTTGACAAGTACAGGGTGGAGGCCTTGCGCAGGGCGTGCAAGGCACCGAAGCATGTGGGCGAGGTGTATGCTGACTATGATGAGGGTGAGAAGGCACTGCAGAACCTGCGTTTCAGAGACGATGCACAGGGTCAGCTGTGGGTATGGTCGAAGCCGGACATCGACGATGAAGAGGAGGTGACAGACCGCTACCTCGTGGTGGTGGATATAGGCGGACGCGGCAAGAAGGCAGACTGGAGCGTGATAGTGGTATATGACAGACTGAACCAGATGGAGGGCGGCAAGCCTGTAGTGGTGGCCCAGTGGTATGGGCATATAGACATGGACGTGCTGGCGTGGAAGGCGGCACAGATAGCGGCGTGGTATGACAACGCGCTGCTGGTGATAGAGAGCAACACGCTGGAGACGCACGACAAGGAGCGGCAGGATAAGGTGGACGGCGACATGAGCGGCTATATACTGAACCAGATAAAGGACGTATATTCGAACCTGTATGCGAGGAAGCAGAGCCCTGAGCAGATAAAGAACCATGATCCGAAGGTGTATGGCTTCCATACGAACGTGGCCACGAAGCCTATGATCATATCGACATTGGTGAAGGTGATAAGGGAGAGCCTGTACACGGAGCGAGATGTGCGATGCCTGGATGAGTACCTTACTTACGAGAAGAAGAAGAACGGAGCGTTCGGAGCGATACTTGGCAAGCATGATGACCTGCTGATGACGAGGGCCATAGGACTGCATATAGCGTACTATGAGATGGAACTTCCTCAGGTGGTGAAGCGCCATGCCAGGATGATTGTACGTCCGAAGAGGACTGTTGGCGCGGCTACGATGTAGTGTGTGTCAATGGTTCTCCTGGCAGGCACGTGTACGCAGCGCCTTTCGGTATTTGGTGATGATAGTGCATACGGAGAAAGGCGTGAGATAGAAGCTGGGAGCCGGCTGATATACGATGGTGGTGGCGAGCGACAGGAAATCGGCGAGCGGCTTTGTCTTGCGTATCTCCTGGGCGCGACGGAAGATCTCGAAGTACATGTCGCGGTTGTTCTTGCGCATGCCTTCGAGCTTGTCACCGTTGAACATACGAGACAGGACGATGGCTGCCCGGTATTCGGACACCCAGAACCGTGGTGATGGTGAACTGGCAATGGCACGGAAGATGGCCTCGCACTTGATGAAACGGCACTTGGAGATCTTGCGACGGTAGAGTTTGAGGAGAGTGCGGTTTCGCTCTTCGGCTTCGAGATTATTGTTTCCCTTGTGTCTCATAGATGGTGTGATGAAAAAGAAATGGTTAATACTGATAATCAAAGGGTAGGTTGTGAACCGAGTGCAAAGATACGAAAAGTTGTCAATAAACAGATAAAAACGAAATGCTATTTTTTGTACGTATTTTTGCGGCGTGAATAATAACAAAATACAGAAACATGGCAACTGTTGATAATAACCAGAATAGGAGCAGACGCGACACCTTCATGGAGCGTATGAAGGGGAAGCATGCAGACCAGGAATATGCAGATGACGAGTCGCTGTTTGGGCAAATTTCCGATGATTACGATGATTACGACAAGAAAATTGCGGACTACCAGGGGAGGGAGAAGCAGATGTCGGACATGTTTTCGTCGGATCCACGCAGCGCCGCCTATCTGATGTCGTGGAAGAACGGAGGTGATCCTGCGGTGGAACTGGTACGCCAGTTCGGTACCGACATCAAGGATGCCATTGATGACCCAGCCAGACAGGAGGAGATGGCTGCGGCGAACAAGGAGTTCCTGGATAGGGTGACGAAGGAGAAGAAGCTGAAGGAGGAGTATGAGAAGAATCTGCAGGCTTCGCTTACCACCATTGAGCAGATGCAGCAGAAGAACGGGCTGAGCGATGAGCAGGTGGATGCAGCCATGGAGCTGCTGATGGGCATCGTGAAGGATGGTGTGATGGGCAAGTTCACGTCAGAGAGCATCGAGATGGCGATGAAGGCCATCAATCACGATGCAGACGTTACCACTGCCAACCACGAGGGTGTAGTGCAGGGTAAGAACACCCGTGTGAAGGAACAATTACGAAAGCCGAAGCAGGGCGACGGGCAGCCACAGATGGGTAGCCAGAACGGTGCCGCCATGGAACGCCCGAAGCAGAAGTCGATATTCGACCTTGCTGCCGAGGCGAACTGACAGCAACATTACTAACAACATTTAATACATTTTTGCAACATGGCAGAAACTGTAACCATTGCAACTGCTGCACCGCAGCAGCCAGGATCTGGTTCGGCTGGCGTACAGACCCAGCTTCCAGGTGCACCAAGCACCGTATCGCAGGCAGCCGCATCGACTGGCGGCGTAGGTGCTGGCAACTTCATTGAGACCGACATCGACGAAGAGCTCTTTAAGTTCAGATCGGATGACACCCCGCTGATGCAGCTGATGCTGAAGGCGAAGAAGGTGAAGGTGGACAGCCCTGAGGTGGACCACTACATGATCGACGAGCCTAAGTCGGTAGTGAACACTACGGGACAGGTGGCCGGCAACACTGCTACTGCCGTCCTGCCACTGAGCGCTGAGGAGCAGAACATCCCTCGCCCTTATGGCACGCTGCTTGTGCCTGCTGTTACCGGCTATGACGAGACTGGCCAGAAGCAGACTCCAGGCGAGCCACTGATGCTGTTTGTGACCGGCTTTGACGACACTACAGGCAATCCTGTAGTGCGTGCGGTGAACGGTCCAAAGGCTGCCTCTACCGACGAGTATGGCAAGGTGCCTGCCATTCCTGCAGGCTCGGAGTGCTTCATCCTGTCGAACGCGCTGTATGAGACGCAGAAGGAGGTTGACCCAGACCTGATCGTACCTAAGCCAACCCGTCTGTATCTGCAGAAGCGTGGCATGAACCAGATCGTGTCGGACTACTTCGACTCGCAGAAGAAGCGCATCCCATTCACCCAGGCGCTGATTGCGGAGCAGGCGATCATGAACTTCAAGACCCGTGGCAACCGCACGCTGTGGATCGGCCGTCAGGGCAAGTTCCGTGTGAACGTGCCTAAGCTGGGCATGCAGTATGTGTATTTCACCATGGGCGTACGCTGGCAGTTCAAGCGTATGATCCAGCACACCGGCAAGTGGACGTTCGAGAAGCTGATCGCGCTGGCCAAGATGTTCTACACTGGCGAGGACGTGCCAAAGACTGCCTTGCTGCTGGCAGGTAAGAACCTGCTGGAGGAGCTTCAGTGCATCGACTTCTCGAAGCATCCTGAGGTGACCATCTCGGTGAAGACGAACAAGCTGGGCTGGACGGTAACGAATATCCACACCGTGTTTGGCGACATCGAGATCAAGCGTGAGCCAACCCTTGACCGCATCGGCTACTCGAATTCGGGCGCACTGCTGGGTGAGGATCGTCTGGTGCACTACTACCGTACTGCTGAGCACTCGTTTGAGGACAAGGTGGAAGGCGAGGAGGCAACCCGCAAGGGCGAGATCGTCTGGGACGCACTCGGACTGAAGGGCTCATGCCACATCTGGATCGACGGCGAGGGCGAGGCCGTGAACAATGGCGCTACCGGCATCGTGATGTGGGACTCAGACGCTGCACCTGCTGGCGCTGAGCTCGTGACCGGCACCGTGTATTACCTGATGCAGGACTGCCCAGGCATTGCGGCCAACGCACAGAACGGCCAGATGTGGAAGTATGAAGGCGCTGAGAAGGGCTGGAGTGAGTACACTGGCACCGTCATGGCAACCGCCGACTGACAGCCTCGGCTCGCATAGAGCATGAACAAGGGGACGGATGGCTAATAACCGTCCGCCCCCTGCTTGTTTTTTATAGATCACCAACAACAAATAATCAAGGAAGATATGGATATTAAGAAAAAGACATACGCTGTGAACGGACTGATGGAGTGGATTGCTGTCATACCATGTGGAAGTGCAACGATGACGGTACCGTTTACGGGCGGCTCGCTGTCGGGCTATGGTGTGGTACCTGCCCAGTTTACGACTGAGGATCCGATGAAACAGATGATCATCGAGCGCAGCGACTACTACAAGAGCGGCAAGATCGTGCTGCTGCGTGAGACGGAGGGCACTGGCAAGTATAAGGAACGCCTGGCGATGCAGCACGCTGCTGTGGAAGGTATGCACCGCCCTGGGCAGGCTGCTACGGCGAGCGCCGTGCTGGACAGCGCGCTTAACCCACATGTGAGCGAGGAGACCCAGAGCGAACGCCCTGGGAACGGTGGCGAGACCCAGAGCGAACGCCCTGGGAACGGTGGCGAAGAGCAGACGGACACTGATGGCGACGAAGACCAGGGTGACTATGGCGAGACTGGCCAGAACACTACGGCAGATGGAAAGGCTATTGTCGATGTGACGGACATTGATGATGCCAGGGACTATCTGGCTGATGAGTTTGGCATTGCACGTAGTAACCTGCGCAGCAACGTGAGCGTGATGCGTGCAGCCGAAGAGCATAAGATTGTGTTCAGAGGCTTGGAGTAAATCGTCGGTCATAACAGAAAAAAAAGGAGATGTAGGCAATGTTGAAACAATATGCAATAATCGGCCTGGAGGCAGATGTACGCATAGCCATAGACCAGAACAATCAGAGCGAGGCGCTTGCTATCACTGGTGACGTTGATACGCTGTCGCTGGACGAGATCATAGAAAGCAAGATAGAGGAAGCTGTACGCATCGTGTATGAGAAGGCTCCTGTGTATATGCTGGATCCGGACGGTGAGATAAGCGCCACTCCTCAATGGGAGGGTAATACGACTGGTGTAGGCATGGGCTATGTATGGCTGCCTGCAGACTTCTTGAGACTGGTGGCATGGAAGATGAGCGACTGGGACTATGCTGTGGCGCAGCCTATCTATGAGGATGATGTCTTATATCGCCAGGTGCGTAGCAAGTATTCCGGACTGAGGGGCTGCCCTCAGCATCCTATCGTTGCCATTGTGCAGAGAGATGTTGCAGCAGTAGTAGGTCTTGCAGTGAATACGGATGGTAAACGTCTGGAGTTCTATACATGCACAGGTGGCAGCAATGTTACTGTGGAGGTGGCGAAGTATGTGAAGGTACCGAAGATAGAGAATGGCCACATAAAGATAGGCGACAAGCTGAAGGATGCAGTGGTGTATTATGCTGCCTATCTGGTGTCGCGCAGCATTAACGAGACAGACCTGGCACAGAACATGCTGGGAATAGCCAACGAACTAATTTCATAACAATATGGTAGGGCTGAACAAGATACGCATCGGCAAGGATATTGCCTTTGCATGGGAGATACTGACAGGCGGCGAGGCATTGCCGCTGGGAGGACGTGATCTGCGCCTGTATGTGGTATGCCCTGAAGGCAGGAGCCAGGAGCTGCCGTACAGCGTGGAGGGCAATGTGCTTCGCTTCACGCTGGAGGGCAGGATGCAGAAGCGCCTGGGTGTGCACCTGGTGACGCTGTGGGAGAACGTGGACAAGGTGGGTCAGACGGTGGTGGATAAGGGAGCCGTGGATCTGGTGCCACATGTATGCTACGAGCAGCTGAACAGTGTGATCAACATCGGTGGTCTTACTGTGGTGAACCTTGGCCAGAGTGACATAGCGCTTGGCAACGTGCACAGCATACAGTACGCTGAGCAGACAGAGACGGCTACGGAGAGTGGCGGCGTGAACACGCTGACGCTGGAACTGAGCAACGGACAGAAGATACAGCTGAAGGTGCGCAACGGAGAGCGTGGCGAGCAGGGCAAGCCTGGACTGACGGGTGCTGACTATATCGGCATCTTTGCGGACAAGCAGAAGGCCATCAGGGAATGGGTGCGCACGGGCATGCACAACGGTGCATGGATGCTGGTGGGCGAGGTTACGGCTGTGGATCTGTATAGCGTGGCTTCGGACACTGAGCTGTGGGATGATACCTACGACGAGGACACGCCGGACCAGCTGACGTACCTGGGCGTGTTTGGCAGCAAGCAGGAGGCCGCAGAGGCGTGGGTGCATGAGGACATGCCAGTGCCATGTACGGCTACTGTGGGAAAGGCGGCCTACTACATAGACAGGACGTATGAGGAGCTGCTGGGTGAGAAGAGTAATGTGGAGCCTGTGAATATGCTGACCAGCGATGCCTCGATGGTGGAGATAAACCGCATGAAGGAGCAGCTGTACCGGCTGGAGAAAAAGGTCGGCATCGTTATTACGAAACAAGAGTACGACACGCTTGTTTCGAGTGGCAACATAGATCCTGAGATGACGTATAACATCTTTGAAGAGTGATGAAGATACGTGATAAGAAGGAGATAAGCGCGATAGTGCGCGAGGGAAAGACGCTGCTGGAGATACGTAAAGGACTGACGCTGATATGGCAGGCCGTAAGATCGTGCTTCGGAAGCGGCAAGTGGCATGGTGAAAAGCCATGGATCGGAGGCGAGAAGTGGAGGTATAACGACTAAAAGATAGCAATCATGATAAAGGAAATCACATCGTGGGACGAGCCATGGGATGATGGCACGCACAAGCTCCATGACGGAGAAGATATAGAGAACTTCCTGCGCAAGTCGGCAGGTGAGAAGTTCGGCCATGTTACTTATGAGAACGGCGTTGTGACGCTGTATGACAAGGAAGGTGGCAAGCAGATGGCACAGTTTGACGTGAGCGGTGCTACTGGTGTTGATACGCTGACACTGCGGAGCAAGCAGAATGTGAACGAGCCAATAGTAAGCCTTAACGGTACTATGGTGCTGCAACTGCAGGTGGTGAGCAGTGCCATGCTGGAGTATGTAGATGTGGAGGTGTTTACATCTTCTACTGACGATGAAGTCTGGACGAAAAGAGGAAGTTTCTCAATGCCGTCTGTAAGCGCGGAATCGAGTGCATACATGGACATTGATCTGACAGAATTTCTCACTATGGGAGAACAGAGGGTAAGGCTTCGTGGCACAGGAAGAGAGTCTGGGGCCGTCGGATCAATCGGTTTTGCGAACGTCATGCTGTCGCTGCTGTCACTGTCGTTTCAGACCGATTGGAGAAAGGCGCAGACAAATGGAAACATCTCACTTGCCTATTATATAAATGGAGCCATTGAGAAGAGCCTTCATATCAAGGTAGATGGAAGGACTGTGTTTGATGGATCAGTGGGCAAGGGTGTTTATAACGAAGTGCCGTATTCCAGACCTGTACCATCTACGCTCATCCTCACCCACGGCGTGCATAAGGTCGAGGCGTATCTGTATGTGACGGGTGACGCATCGAAGCATACCGAACCGCTCTTTAATGAGATTTTCGTACAGGCAGACGAGACGGACACCAAGCCTTACATCGTAGTCAATGACATTGCTACCGAGGCACAGCCGTATGTAGATACCGACTTGTTCAAGTACGCAATCTTTGCCAACGTGGAGCGCGTACCGTTCATCGTCAAGGGTCTTTCAGCCGATGGTAGCGTAGCGTATCTCTCTGATGATAGAGGCGATGTGCAGACGGGCGTAATAACTACCTATCGCAACTCGTTCAACGTGGATAGCACAGATGCTACTATCGCAGTACATGTATTCTTCTATACGCGCAACGAACGTGGCGAGGAAGTATTGCTCAAAGCAGACTATTCGCCTATCTCGCTGGATAACTCCAACAATTTCGCGCCAACCGAAATGCTCAACAATGGCGTTATCATCAACCCGAAGAACCGCAGCAACGCACAGGCAAACGCACAGAGCATCATCAACGAAAAGACGGGCGCGGTAATTCCTTCTACGTGGCAGGGCTTCGACATGCTCAACGACGGTTGGGTAGATAACTGCCTCCGCGTAAAGGCTGGCTCTCTCCTGACTATCGACCTCAATGTGTTGGGCGAGGATAACGTCACCATTGAATTTGACATGATGGTGTATAACCTCCATGATTACGCAGCAGAGAGCGAGGCTGTAGTCACGTTGGGACGCGACCTTGACACCGATGGCAAGGTTCTCGGCTTGAAGATGCTGCCACTACGCGCACATCTGCTTACACAGTCAAAGCGTAACATCAATGTGCAGGATATTCAATGGCAAGAGGGTGTGCGCACCCATATCGCCATCAATAAGGTGCGTAACCTCGGCAATAGCGGCTTGAACTATCTCCGCTTCCTTATCAACGGCGTAATCAACCGCGAGTTCCGCTATGGCTTGGGCGATGTATTCAGCCGCGATGGTGACAAGTTGGTGATTGGCTCAACGTCTGCCGACATCGACATCTACGGCATCCGCATCTACCGTCAGGCACTTTCGAGCCAACAGGTCATGCAGGACTACAAGGCGGCTATCCCAAACGCTGCCGACAAGTTGGAGTTCGCCCGTAAGAACGACATCGTGGGTGATGATAACACCATCAGTTACGAGAAGTCGCAGACCGCAGGTTACTCAACCATCCGCATCATCCCCGATGACCCATCGAAGAACGCGCTGCCTAACTACACCAACAAGGGCAACAACATATCGAAGGCTACTGTAGAGATTCTTGTTCGCAACGCCGATGGCTCACTCAACACGCGCTACTGCCAGCGTATCACTCATATCAAACTGAAAGGTCAAGGAACATCGTCAATGACCTACCTCGAATGGAACCAGACCATGACCGCGACTGAGACCTCGGAGCGTTACACCATGAACGAGAACTACGATTGGGTGTATGACGAGAGCGTATCTGGCGAGGATTGTTTCTTCATCCTTCCCAACGGCAAGAGCGGAAAGGCAGATGTCAAGTTCGTCAAGGGCGTTGGCAAGGTGAATTGGGCATCGTCTATGCAGTCGCACAAGATGGGCTGGTGCAACATCTACACTGATATGTATTGGGCAATAGGCAAGCAGTCTGGCATCAACAAGGTGGAAGGCTACGAGAACGCACGAAAGTCTGTCACGCAGATGCCTTTCCTATTCTTCGTAGGCAATGATTTCAAGTCACCTATGACGTTCGGTCCTGCCAAGTACGATAAGTTTGCCTTCGGCACTAAGGCTGCATCACCTAACTACATGAAGGGAGGCAAGGCAGCGAGCATCTTTACGGCTCTCGAAGGTTCGGCAAACGGTCGTGTGCTTCCAGAGCGTAAGATACCGTGGCTTCGTGACGAGGTATTCTATTTCTTCAATCCATCGACTGACGATGATAGAAACGAATGCCTTGTATATAACGATGAAGCGCAGTTGGACGTTGACAAGGCTGTCATGCAGGTATTCAACGAGGGTACGGATGATGAGTACGAGATACCATGCGGCTTCACTCGCGTGGCTGGCTCTACCTCATTATGGCAAGAGACTGAGGACACCGAGTTTGACACCGCCAATCCTTACAAGGTGGTTACTGGCAACACTATCAAGTTTTATCGCCGCGCGTACAATCACGACTACCTCCACAATCCACGCCTTGCTTTCGTATCAGGTACATATCAGACGTTGCTCGACCGCGCCAATGACCTCGACAAGTCGATGCAGTATTGGGTAACGCAGGGTAGCAACGCCTACGACCTGTACCGTTGGAATCCTCTTACAGAGACGTGGGTGAACGCTGGCGCAGCAAAGGACGCATCGACCGAAGATGGCTACGCACGCCTTAACCTCATGGAGCAATGCAACGGATGGTTTACGCAGTATGGCATCACCTTCAATCCGAACGACCCCGTACAGGCTAACAATGCGTTTATCGCAGCGCGTGTGGCTGACTACAAGGCTACGTCCGTCAAGTGGTACAACGAGGAAGATTGCCGCTACGACCAAGCCTTCCGCAAGTTCGCAGCCTTGAAGGATAACTGGTGCAAGAATACCTACGAGTCGTTGCAGCCAGATGGTCTTATCAGCATGGACTCGGACGATAACGATACGAGCGGTGACCTCGACAACGTAGGCGCATCGAAATGCCCTTACTACGCAGAGGAACACGACCGCTGCGATACAGACGGTAACTTCGATCCAGAAGGTGGCGGTACCTATTGGAACAGCGACACCAACGTCCGCTTCTGCCTACAGGAACAGGCAAACGGCGAGGAGTTAGCCGAAATGACCAAGCAACTCATGGATGCTATGGCAAGCCGACATGGTAGCGTGATGGAGGCGATGGAGGCTTATATGTTCTCTACGCAGCGTTACTATCCAGCAGCGGTGTATAACGAGCAGGCGCGTCTTTTCTACGAGCGTGCAGACGTTATGATGAGCCGTGGTGAGTACACCAACAACACAGACCCATTGAGCCAATGCCTCGGAGACCACTTGCAGAGCGAATTGGAGTTCTGGAAGAAACGTATCGCCTATATCGGTTCATGGTGCAGAAGCAACGAATACCTCGGTGGCGATGCTGGCGCAGGGTCATTCTCGTTCCGTACGGCTTCGGCTGACAGCACGTATCAGTTCCGCGTCACGGCACATCAAGCCATCTACCCTGCTATGCGTGCCGACAAGACCTTGCTGCCTATCCGTAAGGTGCGTATGTTACCGTCAGACACCGTAACGCTCGACCGCATTGCTCCGAATACTCAAGACATCAACGTATTCTTGTCTGGCGTCGACTACTACAGCAGCATCGGTTCGTTGACGGGTATGGGTATCTCAAACGAGGTGCTTAACGTGAGTGGAAAGCGACTTGTCGATTTCGTTGCAGATGGCGCAGATGGTAAGTTCGCCACACGTAGCATCGTATTCAATACGCCACGTATGCAGCGTGTGTATGTGACCGACGTACCAACGATGACAGGTTCGCTCGACCTATCCGCTTGCGCCAACGTCCGCGAGATTGTCCTTACAGGTAACGATGGCATCACGGGCGTGACATTGCCAAACACCAAGAGCGTAACGAAGATGTTGCTTCCGAAGAACCTCCTGTCACTCGACATCGCCAACTACGAGGATTTGACGGAGTTCGGCATCGAGGGTGTGGACGCGCTGACATCGGTAAGCATCGAGCAGAGCGCAGACGTGGTGGCACACGAGTTCTACACCCGTCTGGCAGAGGCATTATAACTCAATAACAACGGCGGTGGCTTCGGCTGCCGCCATAACACTATACAAAGATATGCTGAATATAGATAACATTACACGTTTTCGTATCAATGAGGGAACGATGGAACATCCGTTCATCCTCACGGACGAAGAGGTAAAGACGCTTGTCAAACTCGCAGATATGGGCAGCGACAAGGTGGATATTCGCGGCGTGGTGAATACCGATACAGAACTTATCAGCGGCTACCAGAACTACATTTTGACAAAGGCATTCCCTAACCTCCGCATACTTGCAACCGTGGTGAAGGACACCAACTGGCAGGTATCGCTCTCACAGGGCGCGGTAGGCGAAGGTAAGACCGTAAAGATTAACGCGCGTAACATCGAGGTATCGACCCTGAAATGCGAGATCGGCGAAGTCGCGCTCAACGTGAACTACGGCACATACACCGTAGCGGCACTCAAAAAGAGCATGGTTATCGACATGGAGAAGGGCGAGATTACCGCTCCTGCCGACCCATTCAACACAGGCTGGGTGGCTACCATTCCGCTGAAGTTCTATCCAAAGTACATCGAGAGCCCAGAGGACGATGATTGTCAGTTCGTCACGCTGACCGTGAACGCAGTACCAGTAACGGATATGCGTATGGAGGTAGCCGAAGCCGTGGAGATTGGCGGCACGATGGCTATCAACGTCACCGCTTTGCCACTCAACAACACCAAACAGGCTTCGACAGAAATCGCATTCACCTGCAACGAAGGCAGCGTGCGTACCGTAGGAGGCGTACACACCTACTACGCTCCGAACCGCGAGTGCGAGGAATACATTGCGGCATTGGCACTCGTCAACGGCGTGAACGCAGCAGACGCAAGCGCATCGCTGATGGTTAGCAATCCATTCGTCAAACTCGAAATCACCTCCGACAACCCAGACTTCGTCAGCGAAGGTCTCGAAGTGACTCTCATGCGCGATGGCGAGCAATATAAACTTGCCAACGGGCAGAAGATGAACGTGGCTGGCAATGGGTCAGAGACGTTCGCTATCTCCATGCCTTCGGTGTACGGCTATAAACTCTCCGTACCATCTTCGATAACTCCACAGGGTGTTAAGACGATTATTTCGGCATACTACGAAGAAATTGTGCCAGATGTTTATGTGGTCTATGCCGATGGCACGAAGGAAGCCTACGGCACTATCGAGGCAAACAACTTCAAGCTGAAGGGCGGATCAATCGGACTTGCCGACATTGACGAGAAGGTGGCTGGCGTGGGAGTGATTTCGATTGACGCTACGTTTATGATTGCCAACCGCGAGGAGACGACTTCAAAACAATGGAGTACGAACACAAACGAGCAAATCAACGTAGGCGGATATCCGCAGACTACTACCAATTCGGACGTAGTACGTAACTACTTTGCGGGCATCAAGAATACTGACGCGATACTCGACCATTACAGTTCGACAGGCGCACAGGCAGCAGGAAACAGCGCACCACCAGCCACGTACTGCCGCGAGCTGACGGTAACAATAGGTGGTATTGAATACGAAGGCTATCTTCCATCAATCGGCGAGATGCTGGTATTCTGTGACAACATCACAAAGATTAACAACCTCCTATCAAAGTCGTTCGTCAAGAACACGGTAAACATGAAGAGTGACTTCTGGTGGAGTTCGTGCCAGTACGATGCGGGCAACGCGTGGTGTCTGCGCAATGGCTCGCCCATCGGCTTCTACAAGACGAACGGTGGTCAGGTTCTCCCGTTCTACGCTTTTTAGACTTTTTACTTCAACCATTCAACCCTTTAAGACTTTGGCGGCGCTTGCGTGCCGCCACAACCAAAACGCCGATTTACACTTATGATTACCGAGGAACTACCCGTGTTCAGACCGATGTACGGACTGCTGGCAGAGACGGACGAGGTGGTGACAGCGGAGTTTAAAAACAATAACGAATATGGTAAAGATTACAACGACCAAAGACCGCTTCCAGCGATACATCAAGGTATCGAAGAAGCACATCGTCCTTCACTTGAACGAGACGGAGAAGGACGGAGTAATAGAGTGTGACGAACTTGCAGTCAAATTGTCTGGCGAGGCTACGGCAGACAAGGCATTGCTGGTATCAACGATGATTAACGTGGTATATCCTACCGACCTCATGGACGCAGTACGCAACAACATGGACGCAGTACGTGACGGACTGATAGAGGACGCACAGAAGGCAGAGGAATACCGCGAGGAATACCTGAAGATGCAGGCGTGGCGCAAGGAAGCCAAACGCATCGCAGAGGAAATCATCGCATGAGACTGACAGATATGGTGGAGCGCGTATGCATAGACCGCGTGCTTCACCTTTGCATAGGCTTCATAGTGACCTCCCTCGGCTTTCCGTTAGGCGTGATGGCTGTGGTGTATTCGCTACTATCTGCCATCGTCCTCGCCATCGTCAAGGAGATAGCAGACGAACTACGTTACGGCGGTTTCGACCTAACCGACCTCCTTTGGACTGTCACAGGCGCATCCCTCGCATTCACCTATTATATTATACTACTATGAGCAAGTTTGTAAGATTTGTTAGTTCTATCCCCCGTCCAATCTGGTACTTCATCACCGCGTTTGTTGCGGTGGTGTGCGTGATTGTGTGGGGATAAGATCATCTATAGTAACAAAAAAAATACGGAAATTGTTTGGTGATTTCCGTATTTTTCTTTATATTTGCGGCGCTATAAATAGTAAATCGACATGGATATAACAATTGAAATAGACTCAAGCTACATGATGTATCGTACGATCATTGATTGAGAATGCTATGACGCGAGGGATGGATTTAAGAATATTGAAGATGCCATCAGTGATGCCGTATGCACTTTCTTGTATGATCCAGAGATCGATTCATCAGAAGGATTTAAGGTTGTATTTAAATAATCTTCTTAAATTATTCTACTTATGATAGATGTTGCACAGAAAAAGAATTTAAATATTGTGATGAAGTAATAGATATACTTAGCGAAATAATAGAAGAGTATGAACAGAGCGAAGGAGGCGGCAGAAGCTGTTAGGTATGCCAGGTTGAGTAAGGCGTTAGATCAAGGGGAGAGTATCAGCCAGAATGATCTAGCATTTCTTTTAATATATGATATATTGCACGTAAGTGGTGAATTGGAGTATAATACGTCTTTCGGAACTTTGAAATTAAAAAGATAAGGGTAGCCAAGTATGGCTGCCCTATTTTTGTGGGATGAACGGCGGGTAATAATTAGAACAAAAGAGGTATTAGGTATTGCTGGTATTTGGGTGAGTGGAGAAAAGAGCGTATCTTTGCACCGTCAAAGCAACGTATGCGCGCGATATGATGTGGAGATGGAGAAAGTAAACATTATCAATTTCAAACCAGTATTTTATTATGAGTACAGGAACAGATGTAATTACCGAGAAGGTATATTGCACGGGCGGAAACTGTGGCAATGATGCCATGACTATGGCGCTTCTCAACAACAATCAGTGGGGGAACAACCCATTCGCGTATGCCTTCCTGATGGGCATGATGCGCTTCATGTATGGCAACGACTGGCAGCAGCAGATGCCTTACAACGCCGAGATGCAGGCACGCTTCAACCGGATGGAGAGCATGATGTCGAAGCTGATCAGTAACCTGGGTGTGAAACAATAAACGATACGTGCGCTATGAATGCAAAATATGTGAAGGAGGTAATGATGGGGCATGAGCCGTACGAGAAGGAGGCTGATGCCGTGATGGACCGTGAGGACTACAGGGAGTATGTGTCGGTGCACGGCTATCACTTCTCGGAGAAGATGGCTGAGTATGCCATATCGAAACTGGTAAACGCTGATGGCAGCATACACCGCTGGAGTGTGCGTGACGCTGCGACGGCCATGGCTCCGCTGCCTGGGGGATGGACTGCGGGTGATGCGGCCTATCTGCTGAACTGGCTGTATAGCGACCTGCATGTGCCTGAGGGCATACAGACGGATGCCGGTATTGTAGCCTACGCGAAGCGGTACATGAAGGATCCTGACGGATATGAAGGCATGACGTTCATGCGCTGGGTGTCGGACAGGATAGGGTGCGGCGAGACGGTGGAATGGGATAAGTATATATAGGGCACGAGAGAGACAGGTGCCGATTGTGTGAGGAGGCTCCGCTGGGCAGTGATTGCCTGGCGGGGCTTTTGCTGTGTAAATAAACAGATAAAAACGGGTAATTAAAAAGTAAATTTACCTTTGCGTCCATAAATTATTAACTACTAACAAAACAAATCGGAGAAATGACACATGAGATCTCGGAGCAGCTGATTGCTGTATTGTTCATGGTGGTGGGCATGATGGTGTCGCCACTGCTGTTTATAGCGCTGGACTTCTGGGCGGGCATACGTAAGGCGAAGGCTCGTGGCGAACGCATCAGAAGCGACAAGATGCAGCGCACGGTGGCGAAGCTGAGCCGCTACTACAATGCGATACTGGCGATGCTGGTATTGGACGTGGTGCAGATTGCAGGCTTCGTGTTCCTGCACGCTTATAATGGATGGACGCTGTACACGTTCCCCATGGCGACGCTGGTGGCGGTGGTGTTTGTGGCTGCCATCGAGATCAAGAGCATCGTGGAGCCTGCTGACACGAAGGAGAGCAGAGAGCTGCGTGAGGTGAGTGAGCTGGCTAAGGCCATCGTGGAGCACAGACAGGATCCGAAGGAGGTGGCTCAGGCGATAGCCGAGTATCTGCGCAGCTCGAACGATAATAGATAGATAAAAACGTGACGGCTGTGAAAACGCCTATCTTTGCGGCATGAAAACTGTAGTAATAGACATAACGAAGCAGGATGTGTATGAGGAGGTGGCAAAGACCACGGCGTACACGGGAGCCAAGAAGGAGGGTGACGATGGGGCGTATGACCGCATCTTCACGAAGGACTCTGACAGGGAGATGCTGGAGCGCTTCTGGAGTGAGGCGTGCAGTGCGGCGACTGAGCAGCTGAAACGCTTTGTGACGGATGTGAGCGGCGAGTCAGCCGGGAGCACTGCCTATCATCTGACGCTGGAGCTGAGCGGCAGCTTTGACGATAGCCTGACCGCTGGGATGAAGGCCTCGCTGACCTCGTACATGGTGTCGATGATCGTGTCGAAGTGGAGCCGCATAACCAACAGGACGGAGAGCGAAAGCTATGCCACTGATGCTGCGGGAGCCATGGATGACGTGATGAGAAAGGTGTACTACAGGAAGAAGCCTACGCGCACTAAACCTACCTGGCTGCCTACTCAGCTGCAGGGCGACATGGTGATAACGAAGCCGGACGGCACGATAGAGATACAGCGGCCTACAGGTGGAGCTATAGGCACTGTGACATCGGACAAGCTGGATGGGATAATACAACATTAAGTAACAACGATTGGTGATATGAAGCCGACGGATATACATGTGATACTGGGCACACCTCATGGTGTTAATGTGGCGGGTAAGCGGTCGCCTGACGGGCGGTTGCGCGAGTACCGCTATGGACGTGAGATAGTGGCTGCGCTGAAGGGTGATCTGGAGGCGCTGGGTTACGTGGTGCATGTGGACATTGAGGCGGACAGGGTGCCGGACAGCCAGAGCCAGGAGTTGACACTGCGCTGCGGCATGGTGAACACCATCTGCCAGCAGTATGGCGCGAAGAACTGCATCTATGTATCGGTGCACGTGAATGCGTCGGGCATGGGAGACTGGATGCAGGCGCGGGGCTGGTGTGTGTTCACATCTGTGGGACGCACGAAGGCCGACACGCTGGCCACATGTATCTGGAACGAGGCCGACAGAGTGCTGCCGAAGGCGCACAAGTATGCTGTGCGTGCGGACATGAGCGATGGTGATCCGGACTACGAGAAGAACTATTATGTGCTGGCACACACGGCCTGCCCTGCCGTGCTGACGGAGAACCTGTTTATGGACAACCGCGAGGACATGGAGTATCTGCTGAGCGAGGAGGGACGGCGTGCCATCGTGGAGCTGCACAGGGAGGGCATCGTGAGATATACGCGTATTGAGGCTGCGAGCCGTAACCGATCATAAGAGGTGAAGGATGAAGACTAAGGTATGGGTGGCCCTGCTGGCTGCCGTGTTTGTATTAGGCATAGAACTGGGATTGGTGCTGATGTATGACCCGAGCGAACCGACGTACTGCGAGGTGGTGCGCACGGACACGATAGTGAGGGTTGACACGATGATGATACTGCCAGAGGTGACGGACAGTGTGGTGGTGCGCTATGAGACGCGCCTCGTGCCGCTGGCGGGAACAGACAGTGCAGTTTGCGCTGTAACAGGTGACACGGCTACGGCTGGTCACACAACGATGTGGGCGCACAGCAGTGGCGGCCTGAGCTATAGTCAGGACAGCGTGATGAAACCTCCTGACAGTGCACTGGTGAGACTGGAGATCACGCAGAAGGTATATGCTACTGACCGATACAGGGCGTGGGTGAGCGGCTATGATCCGAAGCTGGACAGCCTGGAACTGTATGACCGGGAAACGGTGGTGGAGCGTGAGACCTGCGTTACGCGGAAGAGAAGACGGTGGGGATGCGTCATAGGTGGAGGCGTGGGAGCCGGAGAGAAAGGTATCGGCCCGTATGTGGGTGTGACGATAGGCTATGTGCTGTTCTGACACGCTGCTGTAAGGGACTCGCCTGCTGCCTGTGACGCATGAACACTGTCAAAGAATTGAATAACAATAAAATACAAAGAAATATAATGTCGAAGAAAACAATTACGATTACGCTGGCAATGACCGAGTTGACGTATGACGTGATGAACAAGACCTATCTGACCGGCCGTAGCCGCAGCAATGGCAACAACCATGAGGAGGTGGCCAACATGCAGGCTAACGAGGACGATGAGAACTTGAACCAGATCTTGCGCTCGATCGGCAATGCCTTTGCCCAGCTGAAGACGAAGCTGTCGGAGTTTGTGGTGTCGGAGGGTACGACTGCCAACAATACGTTGCTGCAGATGAGCGCCAACATGACGCTGACGCTGACGTTGACGATGCCGAGCAACTTCAATGCGGCCACCAACGAGACGATCAGCGCTGCCACTCACCAGTATATCGTGAACACGGCTGTGGGTGACTGGTTCATGATCACTGACAAGAATGATGCCGGTGACTACGTGAAGATGGCTGACAACAACCTGGAGCAGCTGCGTGAGGCTGTGAACAAGCGAGTGCGCCCAGTGCGTACTGAGATCACCAGCTCGTAAACACCGGCATGGCCTATGAACTGCAACAGACGATGTGGCAGCGGGGAGCGCAGGAAGGAGGTGAATATCATCCTGAAGCGCGAGGAGCTGCTGTATGATATACGCAACTGCGCGTATGTGGAGGGCGACGTGATGAAGGAGGAGCCGGACGGCCACCAGCGCCACCAGGTGCAGGACATAGGTGAGGACGGCAACATAGACCGCGTGACGCGCATGATGGACCTGGCCCATGCGGAGTGTGTGGAGGCACTGTTCCCCTATACGAAGCATGAGGTGGCTGACGGGACGATGCAGTGCGATGCACTGACTGAGACGACGTGGTATGAGGTGCACATGCTGCTGCCCGATGAGTATAGCCAGACGACGGTGTCGCTGCTGCGCCACTATATACATGAGTATATTGTGGACAGGGTGCTGGAGGACTGGCTGAGCATCACGGATCCGCGCGCCTCGGCCAACTGGAAGGGGAAGGCTGAGGAGATGATGGAGCTGATGAAGAGCGCCGTGAACCTGCGCACGGGGAGGGTGCGTAGGACAATGACGCCGTTCTGATGCGAGGGCTAATGACGAAGGATAACAAAGAGAAGGGCAGCCATGTACGGCTGCCCTTTTTGTGACCAGGAGGAGGCAACTGCTGGAACGAGGGTGACCTGCTGGAGATGCAGCAGGAACGGGGGCTGACCCAGAGCTGACGCTCAGGGAACGGGGGTGAAGAACCCGCAGCTAACGCTGTGGGAATGGGGGCTGACCCAGAGCGAACGCTGTGGGAACGGGGGCAGCGGTGGGCTAACGGACGCGGTCGAGGAAGCGCGGGGTGAACTGGATGGTGCAGCCCTGTACGTACTCGGATGGGAGGAGGTGGCAGATGATCGCTATGCGGAAGTATTTGTATGACGTGCCACGGAAGCCTCGCATGTAGTGATCGACGGAGGAGGTGATGTAGAACCAGTGGATGAGGTCACGCGAGCCGAAGAGCACAGTCTTGACGTGTCCGCGCTGGAACTGTCCGCGCTGTATGACGGTATCGACGGTCTTGAGGAGGTTGGGGGCATCGAGCTTGAGGGGACGTGTGACGACGAGACCGTTGATGCCGGTGAGGGGTGTGCCGTCGGCGGATGCCTCGGGGACGGTGGAGAAGTCGGCGAGGGTGCCGTCGGTGAGCATGGCGAGGGCTTCGGGGTATGATGGGACGGCGGAGGCGATGGTGGATGGAGCCATGCCCCACTGCTTGTCCTTGAGTGAATAGATGTATGCGTAGGACTGGGTGGGGTTGAATAGGATGATGCGCTGCAGTGTGTATGAGTAGATGATGCGGCACTGCTTGATGTAGTCGTGGAAGGGCAGGTAGCGTAGGCTGTCGGTGCTGATGCCTGCGAGGGTGGCGATGGTGGACAGCTGTGGCAGGGACTCGAAGGAGGACGTCTGAGCGGAGAGGAGGCTGTCGGAAATGCACTCTGACTTGGATCCTGAGAGGAGCATGATGCCTCGGTCGGTGGCGAAGAGAACGGATGAGTCGAGCTGCGTGATGGAGTCGGCGTTGATGCAGACGTCGCGCGTGATGGGCTGCCTGGCTGAGAATCCGCCGGTGGTGGATGACACTTCGAGCGCCCAGACTCCTTCGGTAGTGAAGGCATAGAGCGGGAACTGACCGAACTGGCCTTGTGAGAGTGCCTTGGCTGCGGTGGAGATGCCGAGGATGGTGCCCGTGCCTATGGTGTTGATGCCGGTGACGGGGAAGTGGAAGGGGTTGTTGACTTCGGAGGTGTAGATCTTGTTTAAGATGTTGACGGTCTGATCGGAAGACTCGGGTGGCTCTTTTGTATCGGCCTGGAAGATGTCGAAGTCGAAGTCACGGAAGAAGTAGGCTCCGTTGAGCGTAGGGTGAGGGGAGAGCGGAATGGTTCGCTTGACACCAGTGGTGTAGGGGTAGGCGATAACCTCGACTATGGCCTTGTAAGCGTTGACGTTAGGGTAGAACAGATATGTGAATGGCACGTTCCTGTTGAATGATACGGACTCGGTACCTGAAACGACGAGCTCCTTGTTGTCCTGACGGATGAGGTATGAGATCCTGTATTCTACGGCTTCGGAGGTTGAAGAGTAGTCGCTGAACTGTAGGCACGATGCCGGGCTGAAACCTGGGAAGAGGATCTTCTGGAGGTTGGCGAGGTTGAGACGGGAGTTGTAGGTGAATGAGGTGCGAGGAAGCAGGATGTCGTGGCTGTTGTAGTCGTCGGTCATGACTTCCTTCTGCTCGAGGACGGTGAGGTAGTCGCGCTGGACGGGGATGATTGTGCGTTCGGTCTTGAGGTCGTTGATGGCAATGGAGTGGAGGAGGTAGAAGGTGTGGCAGTCGGCGACTTCCTGGAGGAAGTCTTTCTGCTCGCGCGTGGGGAGGATGCCGAGGAATGTGTCGGCACGGATGAGGTCTGTGTCGATGTATTGGTGCTTCTGGTAGTGGTAGGTTTTGTCGTTGCTGTCGCCTGTGCGTTTGCCTGCTACGAAATAGGAGTTCTTGAGGCGGAGATATTCGTCGGGCTGATAGAGAGAGTCGGAGTTGTTGAGACGGATGGCATTAGTGAAGTGGCCGGATGGATCGTAGGACTGAATGGGCCGTGAGATGAAGATGTCGATGCTGGAGATGATGTCTCCCCATTGCTTGATGGTGTCGTATGCTGCCTGGGTGATGATGTATTGTAGGTCAAAGGAGCGCAGTGAGACGAACGACGGCATGTTGGAACTGGCAGTGATGGCCAGGATGGGGACTGCGGCTGATGAGCACGTCATGAGGACGGGCGCGGAGTGCATGGTGATGGAGCCATCGTAGAGACGGTAGGCGTAACGGACGAGGAAGGGGAAGATGAACTTGCCATCCTGTCGGGCACTGGCTATGATCTGGTTGGCAGCTCCGAGGACCTGGTTGTCGAGCTCGGTGGACTCCTTGAAGTATATTGCTGGTGTGGTGTCTATGCCATCGTGTCGGCCGGTCTCGTAGCTGTAGGTGCTGAGATAGAAAGGAGAGTTGCCGTTGCTGTAGTACTGGGTAGCGGAGAGCAGCGAGAAGGTGATTGGCAGCTCGGGCATGTGGTTGCCGAGATGGAGGTAGCCGTCGGTGTCGTTCTTCCAAAGGAAGTACTGGATGCCCTGGGAGGTGAGGATGACGAGGGTATTGCCGATGGCGTTGACCTGATGGATGGTGATGGTGCCGTCTGTGGTGTAGAAGGCGGGATGGGTGTCGGAACCGGTGTTGCTCCAAAGGAACTGCTGGCTCTGGCCGACGGGAGCCTTTATGATGTAGTGGCGGTAGTTGGCTGTCTGATGAATGAAGACGACGCGAGCGCCGCCACTGAGACGGAACAGCGGGACGGGATCCTGGACGGGGGTGAGTGAGCCGTTGTCTGGGACGAGTCCGACGGAAGTGGAAAGCTGGCCATCGGGGCATTCGTAGTCGGTTGGGGTGGCTGAATAGCCGGTGTACTTGATTTCCTTGATCATGGTTTGGGAATGTTGAGATGAGTAATGAGATAGAGCATTGTGCCGTACTGCGGGTGCTGTATGACCTTGCCGAACGGGATGCGCAGCTGCTGTGACGGATTGGCGGCGAGCATGTGGCTGCAGATGGCACGGGAGTAGCAACGGAAGTTGCGTGACCGTGACTTGGTGGCATGCACGACGGCCTGATATGAACCGCATGCTGAGCTGGCGCGCATCCTGACGTAGAGCAGATATTCTGTACCGTCGATGGCGATGTCGATGATGTCGCCAGAGCTGAGATTGAGGGCACGGGCTGCTCGTGCGGAGATGTCGATGCGGCCACTGGGGTAGAATGTCACGTCGTGGCGGCGGGTGTTGGACAAGAGTCTGAGCATGTGGCAAAGATAGGGATAAGGTGGTGGATGACGGTTTTATCTGTTTATTCCAGCAGGATGCACCTGCTGGAACGGGGGCTGATGGACTCGCGGAGAAACGCGAGGAACGGGAGCGGAACCCAACGCTGACGCGGTGGGAACGGATGCTGGGCAGCAGCCATGTACGGCTGCTGGTGGTGGGGCTAACGGTTGTCGCCTGAGCCGTGGATGGCATCGCGCTTCTGGCGGTCGGCGAGTTTGGTGAGGTTGAGCTCGGCGATGTCTTCGAGATCGTAGCCGAGGTCGGAGGCGAGTGCTGAGACGTACCAGAGGACGTCACCGAGCTCGAGGGCGATCTGATGCTTCAGCTCGTCGGTGAAGTGGGAGTCGTTGTCGCGGATGACCTTCTTGACCTTGTCGGCCACTTCGCCTGCCTCACCTGAGAGTCCGAGGGTGGGATAAATGATCTTGGAGTCACCGCAGGTGGTGGACTGGCGGTAGGTGAGGGCGAAGTATTGGTATTGGTTGAGTAGCATGGGGGGGAGTTAGTTTGTTAGGAGTTCGTAATTGATGCCTACAAGCGCGAAGGCTGCTGCCAGATGTTCGGCGGTTATATGTCCCGACCTGTCACATCGGGACTTGTGTTAGATGTTGTATGCGGACTTTAACAGCTTTATCACTTGACCGCCGAATGCATCTTTGGTTAGGTTGACAAACTCGCGGATTGTCATGCTGCCATTCTCGATGTCGATGTTGTAGTCATGAGCGAACTGCTTTCGTCCGAACTCGCAAGAGCCTGTAAGCACGTTGTGCCATTTGTATAGGTCTGCGTTTGATGCTACTGCGTCTGCATCTTGAAAGGTTGACTTGAAACGCTCAATGCGTTGTTCGACAGGTTCGTTCTTCAATGCTTTTGCTTCTGCATCACGTCTTGCATCTTCCAGCGTATCTCCATGAGCGAAGTAATCTCCAGATCGTGCGATATAGCAAGGGGTAAGCGTGAGGTCGAAGTTGACGATTGAACCATGTGCGTACTGACCATGCACTGAATCAATGAGCGTAGGAGTATTGTCAACCATGTATATCTTCTGACCATTGTAGGTTGAAATGCCATCACCTTCGCCAGAGCCATCACTTTCGCCATCGCCATCACCTTCGCCAGAGCCATCACTTTCGCCATAGCCATTGCCATCGCCATCGCCATAGCCATCGCCATAGCCATCGCCAGAGCCATCGCCATAGCCATAGCCATAGCCATCGCCATAGCCATCGCCATCGCCATCGCCAGAGCCATCGCCATCGCCATCGCCA